CGGTTTGCACATCGCCATAAGTTTCGATATTGTCAATTGAATTTTCTAAAAATACTTTGGTGACTGCATCTTGATCATCAACAGGGTCAAGAAGATCGGTGATACGATTATTAGATACATTAATGTTATTTGCAATTCCGACCGTGTCTAACGTTAGGTCGTTCTCAGATGACGTTATTTTATTCTGAGTATGATTGGTATTTACTGCCATTTATGTACCCCTATTACATTGTTTCTATTAATCTGCTACGTTGTCTTATTCGACTTTATTCCCTGTTACTATTTATACTGTTATAATTGCTCCGTTTACAGCCGTTACAATCCAACCAGAAATTGTATAAACTATAGTAACAGATTCACCTATATTTGTCAAGTCTAATGATGTATATCCCAATGGGGTAGTTGGGGTTATAACCACAGTCCCAGTTGGTGTGCCTGTAACTGCAATTACCTTTATTTGTCCTTCTGTTCCGTTTCCTAATGCCAATGCTAAACTCGTTGTTCCATTAAGATATGATACACCAGAACTAGCACTAATTGTAGTTGTCGCTACTGTAGGACTCACATCAATAACAACACCAGATCCTGAATTACCTAATGTAACTATATCACCATTTGCTACAATGCTTCCATGTACATATAAATGTCCACTAATATATCCACCACCAGTTACATTTAATGCTGCATCTCCTAAAACTGGAGTTACTAGATTAACGTTAGAAACATTGGTGATATTGAGTTTTGAACTGATTCCATTAATGGTATCTATTGTACCTAATATATGTAGTGAACCACTATCTGGATTTATTACTGATGACATTATATTCTCCGTTTATGCACTATGTACATACTTATTTATGCTTTTAAGTATTTATCAAATTTCACTTGACAAGTGATATACTTTACTGTACAATAGATAAGTAAGTTAATTATTGAGATAATATATGAATATCAAACCAGATTCTAATTTCAGTGCTGACATAGAAGACATTATAGATCGTTCTAATATAGAATATTTAATTTTTCTTGAAAATAATAATGATATTGATGATATAGAAGAATTATCGGATATATTGAATTCTAATAATATAGATGAGTTATCTATTGAATTTATTGTCAATAACAAACCTCGTGCTGATAAAGATGAATGGATTTCAGCAATGGCAGATTGGTCAATTATTGATGGAAAAACAATCACTGTAATATTACATTCAATAAATCTTGAGAATGTATGGGGACCTGATTCATTCAAAGAAATCGTAATGAAGATGCTTGCACACGAAACTATTCACTTCAATCAATATGATAAAATTAGTCCTCTGGTAATAGAAACTCTTCGATCTGGGCATCAAAAAGGATTGATACTAAAAGAGAATGGAGGCACTGACCGGGATTGGATGCGTAGTTACTTACGTGATCCCCATGAAATAATGGCATATGGTCACGATCTATCTATTGAAATAAAAGAATCCAGTAACCCATCTATTGCTTTGCGTAATCCAGAAATGTTCATTGATGAATTACCAGTTTATGCACGATATCGCGCTATATTCCCTAAGGGAGCAAATCAAATAAAACAGTTACTTAAATACACAGCAAGTTACTATGGAAATTAAAAAGTTAGATAGACGATCTAAATTATTTCATTTTGGATTTACTTATAAAATAGAAAATGATATATTTAATCATAATGACATGATATCAAGGTCACTAAGAGATTTAGTAGGTAACGATAACAAAAAATATGTTTTTTTTGATTCTAGCGAAAGTTTAAAACGTATGCAGACTTCTAGATTTACTATTGACCGACTATACGATGGTGATGTAGCATATCATTATGACTGTCACATAAAATGCGAAGTATATTATATTAAACATGAATCTACATTAGCGTTACTAAAACTTAGTCTATAAACAAAAAAACAGCCCGTAGGCTGTTTTTTATTTCTAAGTTAAAATTTAGTGCTTACTGGAACGACAAGGTGCCAGAGTTAACGCCAATTTTAGCCAAGTAGTCTGCTGCATTACCAAGCGATGAAGCCTGGTTATTCAACTCAACATAACCATAACGAGTCATGAATGACACAGTAGGTTCGAATGTTGATGGATCTAGTACAGTACCAGAAGACATTAGTGGAATATATGGGCAGTAGAATGCTGCTGCGTCCATTTCGCCGTCACCCTTATATCCTACTAGGATTGGAGTAGCGTCAGAAGCATACTGATCAACAAATACTTTCATAGTGTTGTTCAATGTACCAACGAACTTAGTGTTGGTAGGTGCTTCGAAAGAACCTTCTGTAGTGCGTGCAAACGCAGAAGTAGTAGCAGATTGTAGTACAGTCAACATAGTTGGTGAAACTACAACGTAGTTACCAGCGCCACGACGAGTACGTGCTGCGATCAAGTTTGCTGCGCGGTTAATTAAAACTGCTAATGCTGCGTGTTGATCACCTACGAAAGTAGCAGTACCGGATACAGTTGCTTGATCGTATATGTCAGTTGCAGTACCAGCAAGAGCGCGTAGAGAAGTAAGAACTTCTTGGTCGATCTCTGCTGTGATTTCTTGTGCAAGTGCTTGCATGATTTCAGCTTCAACGTCAAGACCGTGCATTGAGTTAGCATCTTGTGCTGATTCAAAAGTCCAACGTGCTGACAACTTACGTGTCTTCGCTTCAACAGTCTGCTTCAATACTTGGATTGAAAGCTTACGACCTGCTGATGCTTCAAGAGCAGAAGTTGCTGATGGTCCGCCAGTAGCAGCATCACCAGAATAGCCTTTAGCGATAGCGAATGGAGACAATGCTTCGTCGCCTGCTGCTACACCGCCTGCACCTTCAGAATAACGCACACGCAATGTGTGAATTTGTCCAACAGGACCAGTCATTGGCTGAACACCAACTAATTCGTTAGCGATTACGGTAGGCATTACACGACGAATAACAGGTAAAATTACCTTATTCATAGTAGCGATGTTGCCTGCCATTGTAGAACCAGTCGCTGCTGATTCTGTTAAATAGTTCTTAGTGTTTTCAAGCACAGATTCCATTACAGATTTCTTGTTGCCTGTTAAACCGTCAGTTAGAGCGTCTTTAGTTACGTTCCAGTTTTCAAATAAATTTTGTGACATTTTAGGTATACTCCTTTTTAGCTTATACCAGCTAATTTTTTAAGGTTAATGATATCTGCATTACTTTCATTACTTTGATCGTGTGTGCTAGTTTTATCACCTGTGATCTCGCTAGTGCGGGACTCATTAAGTTTTTGCGTAGTGCGTTGTGTTGAAACAGTTTCATTCAAAACTGTACCAATGTACTTGTCATATGCTACAGTAAGTTTGCTAGTAGCAACACTTTCAAGTAGATTCGACATCAACTCACGCTTGTCCTTCGACAAGGGCTTTAATAAATCAGCCATTACAGAATTACGTTCAGCGCGTTCATTAACTCGCTTTAGTTTTTTGTTGGTAGATTCGATTAATGTTTCTTTTTCAGAAATAGTAGATGCTGATTCTGCTAAAGCAGTTTTCATATCTAATAATTCAAGGCTTAGTTTAGAAACCTGTGTGCCTTCTGCTAAATGTGAACTCATGAACTCAGTTGCAAAAGTTTCAAAGATTTTGCGTCCAAACATGTTTTCTTTAGCTAGCATGATATCTTCTTTAAGAGTACTTAACTCGCCAGTCACTGTTGATTCAACAATGTTTGCTAATTTTGCACTTGCTTTAGAGATGAATTCACGCTTCGTCTCGGCAATCATTTTCTTGCCTTCTTGTACCAATTTAACTTTCTCTGTTAACAGATCCTGTTTATCTTGGTGGAAATCGTTAAGTTCAGTAGTTAGTTGCTCCATTACAAAGTCTTCTAACTTTTCAAAGTTTCCTTCTTGTAGTTTGCGATCATCGCGCAATTCTGTAATTTCTTTCTTTAAAGTTTCCATTACAAAAGTGTCCAGCATCTTAGCATGTTCAGCAACTTGGCTTGTGTAAGCCACCTTTGCTTCTACTGCTGCTTTTTTGTCTGCTGCGAATTCGCGTAATTCCGTTGTAATTGTATCTGACATCATTGCGTCTAGTGCTTCCACCATTTGCTGCTTGTCAGTTTCATAACGATTTGCGAACTCTTCACGAAGTTCATTAGTCAATTCTTCACGTGCTTCAGTTAACTTAGTTTCCCAAGCTTCTGATAGTGTAGAACGAACTTCTTCTGAAAGAACTTCTGAACTTAGGAGTTGTTCAATTGCATTTGCCATTATTTTCTCCTAATATCTAGGTTATTGATCATTTTAAGTACCTCTTCCTGGAGATACTTTTCGGCTTTTGTATCGTGATTTATAGCTTTCGCAACGTCCATAATAATGTCGCTACGTCTGCCATTCATGATAGCCTCGTAGAGTGGGTCTGGATATGCATCTGGAGCACTTGGATTTGCAACAATATCAACTGTTACAATTTCAAATTCCGACACATTACCATTGTCACCTACGTTACCACTACCGCGACTCGATACGCCTAATTTTACGCCATTGTCCAACAAAGTTTTACATATGTTGCCCATTGGTGTTGGTAATAATTTTAGCTTACCATAACCATCATTTCCGTTCATCCACATTTTTTCAATTATGTGTGATACTCGGTCGAGATTTACTTGTAAATCATCTGGATGATCTGCTTCGCCCAACACTGAATAACCACCTTGGATTTTTTCTTGAACAGAATTAACTGCTTTTCGAATTTCCGAAGATGGATATACGCGCTGATTTTGGTTGCGTGCATCACCTTGAACAAAAATACCTTCCATGTACAAGTCTTTGCCACCTTTGCCGTTATCCACAGCCTCAGTAACAATGTTTGCTTGATCGAAAGTTAAATGTTCGTTAAGTGTATTACGCATTTTTATTGTTTCATACCGCGCTTCTCAGCACCATGACCGCGAGTTTCAGGCTTCAATGAAGCACCATCGCCAGGATGTGTTACACCCATGTCTTTTGCTGTTACGTCTGATAAGCCTTTCTTAGAGCCTTCAGAACTTTTTGCGCCAGTTGGAACTACTTTTCCACCCATGTCG